CCGCCATTTTTATTTAACAAATATTCAGGTTGTACATTTGAACCAAAAGGTTTTGATAAAGATATTTTATATCTTCCTGGACCCACTGTTACAAAGTAAGGATCACCAAAAAACTTTTCAGAGAATATTTTAATTTCTTTTCCATTTCTATCTAATGGTAATGTTTCAACTGCGTTTCCTTGAGGATCAGTATATGAACCAGATTTTTTTAAAACATTTTCGTTTTTTTCTAAATAATCAATAATATTATTAAAATTTCCATTTTTTACATAAGCAGGAATAATAACATCTAAACCATTATATTTATCAAATCCGCCAAATTGTTTTCCATTAGATTTTAATGAACCAACAGCATCATTTAATGCCTCTGTATATCTTGATGAACTAAATGATTTAGTTTCTTCATTAGCATCAAAGGTTCTTTTTATATAAATATTATCTGCTGTTTCAATTACTCTATTAAAAGTTTCTGCAGGTACTCCTGTAAATGCTTTTTTATAACCTGAAATAATAGATGATTTATCTTTATCTCTAAAATTTTCTATTTTAATATTTTTATTTTTACTTAATAAATAACCCTCAATAGCATCAGAAGCTCCTTTAGTTGGAACTCCACCATTAAACATTGTAATACCACCAACATGCGCAAATAATGCATTTTCTTTAGAGATCTCTGCAAAAGCATTTGGTGCATCAGCGCCAAAACCATTTGAAATATTTGAAGCTAAATTTAATAACATTTTACTATCTGTAGATTTATCAACGATTGCTTTTAATTGTTTAGATTCTGCATCAGTAAAAAATCTTGCAGGTAAGTTATAATATTTACCAGCAGCTGTAGCTGAATTTTTTCTTGCTGCTAAACTTTCTGTAAATATTTTTTTATTTTCTTCAGATGGGTTAAGCATTACATCATTAAAATTAATATTGTTTAAAGTAACAATGTTTCTTTCTGAAGCTGTTCTTAATAAATCTTTTTCTAAATCTGTTTGTAAGTCTGCTTTAAATTTTTTAAATATTTCATATTTTTTTAATTCAGCAATAGGTACATCTTTGTTTTCAGCTTTTGAAGTAGTAATCATTGTTTCCATTTTGCTAATTTCTGCATCCATTTCTGAAAGTGATTTACTTCTAATGTTTAAAATAATATCTCTTTTTTGAATTAGAGCATCAATTTTTCTTGCGTTATCAAAATTATCAACTGCTATAGATCTTTCTTTTGCAGCATTAAGAGCATTAATTCCTGGATCATTACCTTTATCAAGTTGAGCTTCATAATCTTTTAAATTATTGCCTGATGTTTCATCTATTTTAAGAGCTGATAGTTTTGCATGAGATCTTAACTTTTCAATTTTTTCTATAGGTAAAGTAGATTCTTTAATAACATCATTGATCTTCATAGGATCACGATCAAGAGTTCTTAATCCTTTATAATAATCTACATCTTCTCTAACTTTATTTTTTTCTTCTGCTGCTTTTTTTCCATATACTTTATTATAAACATCAGAATTTAATATAGTGTCTAGTTCATTAGTTGCGTTAGATATCTCAAGATCAGTCTTTCCATAAACAATAGATTTTTTTAAACGATCACTATTTGCTTCTAATGCAAGTCTATTTCTTTCTAATAAATTATTAGTAGAAGAGTTTCTAATAAGAATAGAATCTTCTACAGCTTGTTTTTGTAAAAATGTACCTAATACTCTTTTAGTAAAAAAATTCTTTGTATCTTTAGTATGATAATCTTGAATGGTTTTAAATTGTTCTTTATAATATCTATCCGCTTCATCAGGATCTTCCATTTTAGATGCATCATCTTTAACTTTAGATAATCCTGGTACATTGTCATCACCATTATATATCTTTTCTTTTTTTTCTAAAACTTCTGTTTCAGCTTTTATTTTTTCTTTTTCAAAAACAAAATCTGTTATACCTTGAGTAAATTTAGAAGAAGCAGCTCCAAGAGCTGCAGCGGTTTCCATACTAACACGCATGCCAGGAGTAGTTTCTACAGCTCCTATTTCTTCTGTGGGTCTAATTTGTGATTGATAAATTTTTATTGCCATTAACCCATTCCTTTATAAATTTGTTGTCCAGTTCTTACATCTCCAAGTAAACTTGAACCAGCTCTAAAATAACTAATAGTTTCTGCAACTCTTCCACGATATCTTTCAGTTCTTGCTTCTGCTTCTTTCATAACAGCTGCATTTTCTAATTGTTCTTTTTTAACTAAAGCATTATATTCAAGCATATCTCTATCTCTTGCAAAGTTTAAAGCATTATCCATTAATACTCTGTAACCAGTTCCTTCTTCTGTAACACCTCTGATTGCATAACCAGTTCTAATATCTCCAACTGATTTTGTTTCTAATGCGTAGATTTGTGGAAGATCAAATTTTTCGTAAACTTTATATCCTTGTTCAGCTCTTTGTCTTGTAACAACAGCATCTCGTTCTAATAAAGCAGCATTAGCATTAGCTATCTTTTTCTGCGACTGTCCAGTTATTAGATCACCTACAAATGACATATCAATAAATCTTTGCGAACCTTATGTAATCAGCACCATCTGGTCCATAATGTTTCATTAAACCCTCTGATTTTAAACCTAACCATTCGGCAAATTTTATCCCTAAAACAAAATCTGCTTTTACAGCGGTTTGTAATCTTTTCACCTTATAAGTTTTTGTTAAAATATCTAGTTTTTTTTTAACGTGTCTTGCAATAGATATAGGATTCTTCCATATATCATTAGTTGCCAAAACCCATCCCTCAGCAACATTATCCCATAATATGCCAATACCGCCTGATACCACAATCTTTCCGTCTTTTATAGCAGTAAATGACATTCCTGGTATTTCTAAAAATAATGCATATTTTTTAAATTGTGGTGCAATCTGAATAGCAGGATCATTCATTGGATTGCTAATAATATAATGTGCATGTTCCTTCTTAAAAGGAATAATATTAATGTTATCCATCGTTAGTAATTAGTCTTGGATATAATGATAATAACGTCATTGGTAATGCTTGATCTTGCACTACAAATAAATAACCATCAGTTTCAAAGTTACCTCTAAACTCAATTTTTTTGTCTCCAGTAAATAAAGGAACAGGATCATTCATAAGAGCTGCAGAAGATCTAAATGGTATTTCTTCTAAGTTAGAAGTATCTGGACCCACTTTAGCTCCAACTGTTTCATAAAATCTTAATGTAACATCAAATATTCTTTTTGTTTTTCCTTGTGAAGTTCCATCTTGTGATCCAACATCTAATCTCATTGTTTGCAATTTTGATGTATATGCTAAACCTACTTTTGCAGCAGTTGTAGTTCTATCTAATGTAATAGATCCAGAAGCCACAACTTCATCAGGATGTGTTGATCCATTTGCTACTACGCTAACTGTTTGTCCATTAAGGTGATCTAATCCTGTAAGTGTAGAAGTTGAAGATCCAGAATAAGATAATGCGCTATCTACAAATTGAAATTGTGTAAGTGAACTATCAAATTCAAATGGTGTAAGATATTCTACATAACGTCTTGTTACACTATTAATAGTACGTTTAACAATAATCCATATTTGATCTTCATCACTTCTATTATAAGAATTTCCAGAAATAGAAATAACACTTTCAACTATACCATGAGCTGTAGCTCCAAAAGATCCACCTAATTTATGTTGATGCCAGGCGACAACTTGTTCTGATCTTTGATAAGTTAAACCAACTAAAACTCCATCTCCACGAATTCCCCAAATAATACTATGAGGTTCTTGTTGGTATGTTAATTCATCTAATCCAGATAAGGTAACGTCTTCGGCTAGGATAGTCATGTCTGGTGCTACATATCCATCTGTGTCAAAATTATAAGCAAGTTCTCTTAATTTTCTTTTAGCACGTTGAACAAATAAAGTTGCATTACCAACTGATAGTGCATCTATATTTGATGCTCCATAATTAGATTGTTTTTTAATATTAATATTTGTAGGCGATACTGCAGTTCCGGTAGAATCTGAGTTTAATGTAAATTCACCACCTGATGTTAATATAATTAATGTTCTTGTTGCCTTTAAAGATTGTATGACGTTTACTTGGTTTGATGCGATTGTATAAATCATTGCATCATCTGCAGCAACAGTTCCCCCTCTATTCTCATCCATGTTTTCATAATCACCAGATCTTGAAAAAAATAATGTTTGAGGTTGATCAGTAGTTCCTGCAAATACTAATCTTTGTTCATAAAATGTTACGCAAGAAGGATGACCAGTAGTGTCTGAGAAAGCTCCTAATGCCCAGTCGGTAGAAGTAGAAGAAGAACCCATATCTTTTATAACTGTTACTGTTACAACTGTTGTACTAGTAATAGCTGTGATCTCTCCATAACCACTTCTAAAAGAAACTAATCTTCCAATATCAGTAGATTGAAAACCTGTATTAGTATTTATTCCTGTTACAGCAGATGCTGTTAATGTTCTGCCAGATCCAACTGTAAATGCTGACATACCAAATGTTGTAGTTGTAGTATTATCATCTAAATAGGGTCCATCAGTAAAATCTACTTCTGTAATAGTCCAAGAGGTATGTCCAGTTCTTGATAATTTTTTAACTGAATAATCAGGATGACATAAATACATAACATCTGCTGATTGTGCATATTTAATTTCAAATAAATCTGCAGTTAAATAAGTTGTTGCAAGTTCAAAAACTCTATTTGCAATACCACCAGATGTGTAAGCGGTATGAGTTGTTGTGTTTACATTGACACCATCTATATCTTGTAAAGCAAATGTATTAGTTGCAACACTTGCTACTTTAAATCTTTTACCATTTACCTGTGTCATTCCTACAACACCAGATATAACAACTGTATCTCCATTAGAAAAACCATGAGCTGCTGATGTAACAACACCAGGATTAGCTTGTGTAATACCTGTTATAGTTTTGTTAGCTTCTAATACAGCTCCATTGTCTTTATAAAAACGAATGTATTGATTTCCAAATTCTAAAGCATAAGATTGTTCAGTTGAAAATTCAAAAGGGATTAATTTTGTTTTTAAAGAAGATGTTTTAACTTCTGCTGCAAATGTTGTTCCTGGTCTTCGTGTAACCGAACCATGCGGCTGAACTATAAAATTTTCTAAAGTCTTGCAGCCACTAAAATATTTTTGGAAGTCTGTTCTTCCTTCCATACGATCAGATAACTGACCCCCAGTAAAGTTAGTAAGAGCTGTTGATACTCTTGCCATAATTAAAACCTACTGTTGATAAATTCGTCTGATAATATTACATCAACTTGACCCATATTAGGATCTGTGTTTTGACCCTCTGTAGCATCAACGTGTTTAGCTTCACCCATTTTATCTTTATAAATTTCTTTCATTGAAGTTACTAATGTAGCATTAGCAGTAACAGCAAAACAAATATCTGCAGCTAAAGCAGCTGAAATTGTCTCAGCTAGTAATGTATCATATTCATTTGGATCGGTAACTAATTTAACATATTGAAGTTTTATTGGAGATATATTTGCCATTATTTTTCTACCTTCAACTTTATAATCATAATCATAATCAGATATTGTAATAACTCTTAAGCAGTCTGCAGGTAATGTGAATTGATTAGTCCAACCCCAAGCAGGAGTTGCTGTATCTGCTGCAAGCTCTTGTCTTGCCATTAAACAGTTCCAGGCATGAGATCTAAATACTGCATTACGAATGCTTTCATATCTTGCATTACAAAGTCTTGCATTTTTAGAATCTTCTGTAAGTGAAAGTATTGTTGAAGCACCAAGCTGGTTTAATGCATTATTACAAATTTCTACAACTGATGCCATACTAATCTTTTTTTATTATATATTTACGTCTTAATTGTCTAGGTTTAACTGCTGCAAAGATCTCAGCTTCTGTGAGTTCTAAGTTTTTATCAAAACCATGATGTGCTGTTGATGTATATTTAAATCTATCAACTAGAACATAGCGATAGATATAATCTTTATTTTGTAAATGTAAAATTGTTTTTACGTTGTCAGTCTTCTTCATAATAAACAGTGGGGATTTTACTCCCCACTATTTAAAATAGTATTAGTCTACTACGTATCTGATAGCAATCTGAACTACTCCTGAAGCAGTACCACCTGCTAAAGTTATAGATATAGGTAAGCCATCTTCGTTAGCATCAACTACTGAATTTGCACCTAATGCTTGTGTAGCAAAGATGTCTGTTCTAGCAGCAGATGATGTAGATGTTGCAGCTAAGTAACCAGCAGTTGATAAAGCAACTACTGTTCCTGCAGCATTTTTATGTGCAGCATATCCAACTGATAAAGTTGTAGATGCACCTAAGGCAGCGTTAGTTAAATAACCATCAATGATTCTTGCACCATTGGGTAAATTAACCATTTGAACAACGTCAGCGATAGCTGCAGATGCTAATGTAACATCAGCAAATGCAATTCTCAATCTTCCGTTTTGTTCATTCGTATCAATCTTTTCAGAAGGTACGTTTTGCGACCATTTAGTTTTCTGTGTCGAGTATAATGTAGCCATTATAGTTTTCCTTTTTAGTTAGTTATTATTCGTCACAAGCTATTTGAACAACTTTTTCTTCTTCCATTCTAGTTGCGCCAATGCTCATGCAGTAATAAACTTGAGTGCTGTACGATTTGTCAGCTCTCTCGTCAATTCTTGCCATAACATCTTTACCAACAGCTAATTTAATAGCATCCGCTGTAAAGGCATAACATAGTCTGTCGTCAGTGTTAGTTGCATCAAATGCTAATCTGTTAGACACAATAAATTTAAAACCTAGAAAAGAATCAACTTGACCCTGTGCTAGTGCTTTAACTGTATTGAAGTCAGCAGATGTAACTGCTGTTGTTCCTAATAAATCACCTATTTGAGTTGGTCCACATACTAAATATCTTTGTATGCTTGGATCAACGTCAGCTAAGTCAAGTATTTTTTTTGCAGATAAAAGTTTTGCAATAGTTAATCCATCAGTTTGTGATGAACTAAAAGGTTTCT